AGAAGAAGTTTACCAAATCTTATCGCATATGATATTTGTGGTGTTCAGCCAATGACTGGACCAACCGGTCTTATCTTTGCAATGAGAGCTAAATTTGATAACATGGGTGGTACAGAGGCCTTTTATAACGAGGCGAATACGGCTCACGCAGCTTCAGAAGGTAATGCTCCACAAGCACTTGAAATTGGTGGTACACCTCCAACTGCTGTGTTTACTGGTAACGCTGCTCCTGATTCTGGTATGACAACAGGTAAGGCAGAGGCATTAGGTGATGGAAACGCTGCTAACACATTCCATGAAATGGCCTTCTCAATCGAGAAAGTTACTGTTACTGCTAGAACAAGAGCTCTAAAAGCAGAGTATTCCATGGAACTCGCACAAGACTTGAAAGCAGTTCATGGTCTTGATGCTGAAACAGAGTTGTCAAACATTCTCTCAGCAGAAATACTTGCAGAGATCAATCGTGAGGTTGTTCGTGAGATTTACAAACAGGCTATTATCGGCGCAAAAGTTGGAACAGTTACACATGGTAAGTTTGACTTAGATACTGACTCAAACGGTCGTTGGATGGTTGAGAAAGTAAAAGGTTTAGCATTCCAGTTAGAACGTGAAGCAAACGCTATTGCCAAGTTGACTCGTAGAGGGAAAGGTAACATCATGATTTGTTCAAGTGATGTAGCATCCGCTCTCGCTATGGCAGGTTTACTTGATTATAACTCCGCTTTACAAGGACAAGTTAATCTTACAGTAGATGACACAGGTAATACCTTTGCAGGCACAATGTTTGGACGTATTAAAGTCTACATTGATCCTTATACTCCTGCTTCTTCAACAAATGAGTTTGCTGTTGTAGGATACAAAGGCACAAATGCCTATGATGCTGGTATATTCTATTGTCCATATGTACCATTACAGATGGTCAGAGCAGTTGGTCAAGACACTTTCCAACCAAAAATTGGATTTAAGACTCGTTACGGTCTAGTCGCTAACCCATTCGCTCAAGGTACTGATGTAGGTGAAGGCGCATTAACAGCACAAACTAATAACTACTATCGTATTTTCCAAATCGCTAACTTAATGTAAAAATTAATTAGTATCTTTAAAGAGGAACTTCGGTTCCTCTTTTTTTTGGCTTCCGCTTATAGAACTTATATAAATAGAAGATGGCAGGCATAACAGATAAAAACCCTAGTAATCCTAATTTTTTACACCCAAATAAATTTGTGTTCTCATTTGCAAGAGCACCTAATTTACAATACTTTTGTCAATCTGTAACAGTACCAGGATTATCAATTGGTGAGGCCATGTTTAATACACCATTTGTGGATTTGTTTTCACCTGGTGATAAACCAATGTATGACTTGTTAAATGTCACATTTTTAATTGATGAAGATTTAAAGAGTTGGTTAGAAATACATGATTGGCTTCGTGCTATGTCATTTCCTGAAAGTTATGCAGATTACAAAAATATGGGTAAATTAAATAAATTTGCTGGTAATCAACCAAAGTTTCCACAGTTTCATGATGCTTCACTTACTTTATTTTCTTCAGCAAATACCCCTAGATTTAGATTTAAATTCAAAGATGCTTTTCCAACAACACTTTCTACATTTGTAATTAATTCAGCTGATTCACCAGATGAAATACTTACAGCTGATGCTACATTCAGATTTGCCTATTATGATGTTGAAAAATTATAAAAAATAGTGTACCCTCCTAAAAGGAGGTAAATTATGAAACAAATTGATGAACTACTTGAATTATGGAAAAAAGATTGTGAGATAGATCGTACAGAACCAGGTAAAGAATTATCTAAAGTGCCTAGTTTACACAGCAAATATCTTAATATCTTATCAAGACACAGATTACTTTCTAAAGACGCTGAGTTTAAATACATGAAACTTAGAAGAGTAAAGTGGGAGTATTATACAGGTAAAATGAGTGAAGAAGAATTAAAAGAGAGAGGTTGGGAACCTTTTCAGTATGTTCTCAAATCCGAGTTGAATACATACTTAGAGAGTGACACAGATTTAAATAAATTCATGGCTACAAAAGCTTACCATGATGAGATAGTAGAACTTTGTACAAGTATATTAAAAGAGTTGAATAGTAGGACTTATCAACTTAGATCATTGATTGATTGGGAAAAATTTATAGGCGGAATGTAATATATTAATGAGCGACATAGTATTAAATAAACTAAACGAATCTTTTTTAAAAGTTGAATGTGAGCCACACTATGAAATGGAATTATCTTCTTATTTTACTTTCTACGTTCCTGGTTATCGTTTCATGCCTGCTTACAAGAGTCGAGCATGGGATGGAAAAATTTGTTTATTCAACAGACGTAACCACACAATATACCATGGTCTAATACCCCATATAAAAAAATTTTGTTCTGAGAGAGATTATAAGCTCGATATTTCTCCAGATGCTAACATAACACATTCACTATCTCTAGTTGAGGCAGTAGACTTTATTAAGACTTTAAATTTACCTTTTGAAGTCAGAGATTATCAATTACAATCATTTGTTCAATGTATAAGAAATAAAAGAAGATTGGTGTTATCACCAACAGCTTCTGGTAAATCACTTATATTATATTTAATTGTTCGATATTTAATGAAAGATCATGGTAAAGGTCTTTTAATTGTTCCTACCACATCTCTTGTTGAACAGATGTTTACAGATTTTAAATCTTATGGCTTTGACTCTGATAAACATTGTCATCGCCAGTATTCAGGTAAAGAAAAACATACAAATAGTTTTTTAACAATATCAACATGGCAATCTGTTTATAAAAATGATAAAGAATATTTTAAACAATTTGATTTTGTGATCGGTGATGAAGCACATCAGTTTAAAGCTAAATCACTTACAACAATATTATCAAATTGTATTAACTCTAAATACAGGATAGGAACAACAGGCACCTTAGATGGTACTCAAACACATAGATTGGTTTTAGAAGGACTCTTTGGCCCTGTTTATAAAGCTACGACAACATCAGAACTTATAGAGAAAGGACAACTTGCTGATTTTAGAATAAAATGTTTAATTCTAAAATATGACGAATCAATAAGACAACAGGCAAGAAAATGGGACTACAATTCAGAAATAGATTATATTGTTAAAAGTGAGGCAAGAAATAATTTTATTCGTAATCTAGCTTTATCTTTGAAAGGTAATACATTAATTTTATATCAGTATGTAGAGAAACATGGTAAAAACTTGTATGACCATATTCAAAGTAAAGTGGGTAAAAGAAAAACATTTTTTGTCTTTGGTGGGACAGATACAGAAATTAGGGAATCTGTTCGATCAATTCTTGAAAATGAAGAAGATGCAATAGTTGTAGCTAGTTATGGTACTTTTAGCACAGGTATTAACATTCGTAATCTTCACAATATAATCTTTGCAAGCCCATCAAAATCTAGAATAAGAAATTTACAATCAATAGGAAGAGGACTTCGTAAGAGTGAAACAAAAGAAAAAGCCACCTTATTTGATATAGCAGATGATTTTCGTATAGGCAAATTTGCCAATTATACGTTGAAACATTTTATAGAAAGGTGTAAAATATATGATGAAGAAAAATTCGCCTACAAATTTTATAACATAGAGTTGAAAAATGGAAAATAAAGAAATCAAAATCGTAAGATTAAAGTCTGGAGAAGATGTAATAGCCACTTTTACAGAAAATAAAAAAGAAAAAAAAGTGACACTAGAAAGTCCAATGCACATAATCTTCAAAAGATCACCCACATTAGAATCAAATAGGCCAATGATGTATATGTATCCTTGGGTGCCAGTTGAAATGGTAGAAAAAGATATAGCATTTATAGATTCTATAAATGTATTAACTACATTTGAGCCAAAAGGTGAGATGATAGAATATTACGAAAATGTAATCATTGATGCAAAAGAGAGAGCTAAAAAACTAGGTGATCAAAAAGTGTTTGAAGAAGATATAGAATATGAAGAATATGATGATGATGAAATAGAAGAAATCAAACAGGCTTTAAAAGAAAGAAAAACAAAAAAATTGGTGCATTAATGGATTATAAAGATGTAATTGTGAAAAAACCTTGGGGTCAAGAATACCTTTGTTATCATAACAAAGAAATTGCCATTTGGTTTTTACATATAAAAAAAGGAGAAAAAACCTCTTTACATTGCCACCCAAATAAAAATACTGGTTTTGTCGTTCTTGATGGTCAAACAAAATTATCATTTATAAGAGGTGGTGTTGACATATATGGATTAAATAAAATTAATATATTTCGTTCAAGATTCCACTCTACATATGCTGTAACAGATGCTTTTATTTTTGAAATTGAAACACCTGAAGATAAAGAGGATTTAATAAGATTAGAAGATTCTTATGGTAGAGAAGATAAACCATATGAAAGTTCAAGTCACCATCTACCTAAAAATGATGCTTGCATATGGATAGATGAAGCTTCACTAAGTTCTAAAAATTTAGATGTGTGTGGTTGTAATATACGACATATTGAAATAATGGATAAAAAAGAGCTACTAAATAAGAAAGAAGAAGAAATATTTGTCATAACAAATGGTGGTTTAGTTACAGATGAAAGTGGTAAAAGACAAAAAATATTATGGCCAGGTGATACTATTGATGGTGAAACATTAAATAGATTAGCTCAAGCCTTTAAATTGGATTATAACACAACTGTATTACATATAACAAAAAATGTTTGAATATAATTGCAAAATCGTAAGAGTAGTAGATGGCGACACAGTAGATGTCGATATTGACTTGGGTTTCGGTCTTTGGATTCACAAAGAAAGAATACGCTTGTATGGTATTGATACACCAGAATCTAGAACCAGAG